CAAGTATAGTTAGACAACTAAATAAGTTAAGTCGTAGACGAAAAATTATATTTCCTATGCATCCAAGAACAGCAAGTTGTGTGAAGAAATATGGACTACAATTAGAATTTGAACATTTAAATGAGATAAGTTATGGAGAAGCTTTATCTTATATAAAGGGTAGCGACTGTGTAATATCAGATAGTGGTGGTGTCCCAAAAGAAGCATATTGGTTAGGAAAGAAAAGTGTAGTTGTTTTAAAAGGTCTTATATATCCAGTTCTTGAAGAAAAAAGGTATAATGTTCGTTCAGACTACGACAAAATACTTGATAATCTTGATGTATTGGAAAAATTACCAGAGATAGATGATTTTAGTTTATTTGGTGATGGTAAAACTTCTAAAAAGATAGTGGATATTTTAGATGACTAGATTCGGATTGATAGGTGCGTCAGGATATATCGCACCAAGACACATGGAGGCCATTAGAAATGTTAATGGACAATTAGTTACTATTCTTGACCCGAATGATTCAGTAGGAGTTATAGATAGATACCACCCAAAAGCTACATACTTTAGTGAATATGAGAGATTTGACAGAGAAGTTGATAGGTTACGAAGAATGGGAAAAGGCCTTGATTATATTTCCATAGCATCTCCTAACTACTTACATGATGCTCACATTAGATTTACATTAAAAAATAGAAGTCACGCCATATGTGAAAAGCCTTTAGTGTTAAATCCATATAGTATTAGTTCACTAGAAGAGCTGGAGTCAGAAACAAACAAGAATGTGTATCCCATTTTACAATTAAGATTACATCAAAGCATTATTGATTTGAAGGAAAAAGTTGGTAGCAATAAAAATAATAGAGTGGAGTTAAAATATGTAACACCTAGAGGTAAGTGGTATCATTACTCTTGGAAAGGTAATGAGGTTAAATCCGGTGGGATAGCTACTAACATAGGAATACACTTTTTTGATATGTTGTTGTGGATATTTGGTGATGTAAAAAACAATTATGTCTCACATCACACTAAATATAATACTAGTGGATATTTAGAATTGGAAAGAGCCAATGTTGATTGGGAGTTGAGTGTGGATGAAAGAGATTTACCACACAAGGATTGGAAAGCATTTAGAACCATAAAAGTGAATGGAGAAGAAGTAGATTTTTCAGATGGGTTTACAGACTTACACACTAAAAGTTATAAACAAATATTAAATGGTAATGGGTTTAAATTACGAGATACAAAACCATCATTAGAATTGGTTCATAAAATAAGGAATTATAAAACATGAACAGTATTATTATTTATGTCTCTTCACGAAACAATTACGATATGTTGAGTGGGGAAGTTTTAAAAAACATTAACATGGAAGGATTTGAGTTTATTAATATTGATGACAAATCATCATCGGAAGAATTACAAAAAGGTAAAAGAATTTGTCAAGAAAATAATATAGTTTTTCTTGAAAATGAATCAAGAGGTGTACAACATGCCACAAATACTCTCGTTAAATTTATCAAAAAAAACAGACCAAATTGTAAGTGGGTAATATGTTTTCAACATGATTGTTATCCAATAACTAAAAACTTTTTTAGTAGAATATCAAAACTAATCGATGATGGTAAATTAGACAACTTTGGTACAGTTGGTTTTAACAGAATTGATATGGGCAAACATACACCTGGCGCTTATCAAGATTGGCTTGACAACAAAGAACCACTTGGAAATCTTGGATTGGCACACCTTTCAATACTTGATGAAACCAAAAGATGGATTCAACCCAATAGAAATAGTTGGTTGGTAAATAATAAAGATTGGTGGAAACCATTATCCATAGAGATATCTGCTTGGACTGCTATAGGTATTAATGTAGATTTATGGGAAAAATGGATAGAACCAACTGATGAATATCATTTTCATTTATGGGCACCAGATGTATCAATGCAATTTTTATATCATAATTTTCATAATTTAGTTTTACCGAAGTTATATCTTATGAACAAACAAGAGTTAAAAGAAAACTATGGCATAGAAGCCAATTCGGCTCACGGTTCACAAAAAGGAAATGAATATCATTTTGGACATTATCAACCATCTCATGAGGTATGGAAAGAGAGATGGGGTTGGGACTATGAAATACCTAATACGATACTTGATGTC